GGAGGGGCTTCCGGCAGCGGCGTCTTGCGGCCGACGAAGGCCCCGACGGCCCCCGTGGCGAGGGTGAACCCGACGCCGGCAGCGGCCCCCGCAGCGGCCCCTGCGACCGCGTGGGTAGGAATCTCCTCGCCCGGGAGCTGACCCAGCCGCCAGCGGCCGACGGCCTGTCCGGTGGCCGTGGTGGCCCCCACGCCGGCCCCCACGGTGGCCATCTCGGGGGCGGTCTTCAGCGTCCAGCGGGCGATGTCCTTCATCCCGTAGGCCGGGCCGGTGACGATCTTCAGCCCCAGCTTCCGGCCGCCGGCCGCCCGGGACGCCTCCTTCACGAGGGTGGACAGCTCCTCCATCGCCTCCGGGCCGATCCGTCGGGGGACCACGATCTTCCCGTCGATCACCCGGGCCCCGTAGGCCGACAGGCGGGACTCCAGCCGCCCGAGGGCCCGCGCGAGGGCCACGCGGCCCTCCGCCGTCGGGGCGACCCTGCCCAGCGCCTCACCGATCGCCTCGCCCACCGTGCGACCGGCGGTCTCGGGCAGCAGCTTGCCGGCGAGGAACTCCCCCACCGGGCGGCCGACCGTCCTCCCCAGCCAGCCGAACGCCTTCCCCACCGGGCTGGCGAACATCGCCACCAGGTTGGGGATGAGAAGGGAGGGATCGCCCGGGCGAACCATGAGCTGGTCCCGCAGGCGATCCTCGGCCTCCAGCATGTCCGGCCACAGGGCACTGGACGCCTCGAAGGTGAGCCCCCGCAGGGCGGCCATCCCCATGAGGAGGGCTTCCCTGGCGGGATCCGCCGCCGCCCGCTTGGCCGCCGACAACCCCAGCGTCTCCGCCCGGCGCTGGACGTCCCTCGGCGTGTCACCGTCGAAGACGGGCACCAGCACCGTCCGGACGGCTCCCGCCGGCTCCCCGCCGGGCTCGACCTCCCACGGGGAGAAGGTCGCCTTGATCCCCTCCCACAGGCTCTCCGGCTGCTTCCGGAGGATCCGGTACGGGACGATCGCCTTCACCGGACGGTCGTCCCAGTAGGGCATCGTCCCCTCGGCGATGGCGATCTCGCGGAACCGCTTCGAGGCGACGGGATCCGGGGGCGTGGCCTCCGCCACGGCCTGCATCATCGGGGCGGCGAGCGGGTTCCCCGCCGGCGGTTGGGCCCCGGGGACCATCGGCTGATGGGAGGGAACGGGCTGCGGCAGCCCCTCCGGCTGGGGCTGGGGAGCCCCCGGACCGAGCTGCGGCTCCGGCTGGGGCTGCGGCTGCTGGAACTCCGGCTGCACGCCGGCGGTCAGCGGGTTCGCCGACATCCTACTGTCCCTCCTGCGGCTGCGCGACGGCCTGCGAGGTCGCCTGGTTCAGGAAGTTCGCCATCTGCTCCTCGGTCCACGCCTCGCCGGCGACGCCGGGGAGCGGGCGGGCGTACCACGGGGCTCCCGTCGTCACGTCCTCGATCCACTTCCACGCGAGCTGCTTGGCGAGGTAGACGTCACCGCCGGTCACCTTCAGCGCCTCGGCCAGCGCCTTCTGCGCGACGGCCGGGCCGTACTTCTCGACCCAGTCCACCCTCCCGGTCCCGAGCGCGTTCTCCACGAACCACTTCATGGTCATCCCGGGGTCGGCCCCGGGGATCTGCCAGCTCGTCACGTTCCGGAGCTGCATGTGGCCCCGGAAGATGTCGTAGGCCGTCTCCGGGTCCCGGGGCACCGGGTTGTCGGGGTTCAGCGCCCCGGCGGCGGAGCCGCTCTCGATCAGAGCCTCGATCCTCCGGAGCCGCTCCTGCTCCTGGAGCATCCGGTCGATGCCGGCCCGGATCTGGGCGATGGCCGAGTCGTAGGACTTCCTCTGCCACGGCCACGCCCGCTCCCGCAGGAACTCCAGCTCGGCAACCTGCTGCTGGTACAGGCGGATCTCGTCCTCCAGCCGGCCGAGGGTGCTCTTCGTCTCGGTGATCGCCCGGGCCTTGTCGATCCCCGTGAGCTGCTGGATCCGGTCGGCCTCGGCGGCGGCCCGACGGGCGGCGGCGAGGGCCTGCTGCCCCTGCTGCTGAAGCCGCTGCATCTCGGCCCTGGCCATCTCTTCGGCCTGACGCTCCTGCTCCTCCAGCTTCTCGACGGTGGAGCGCAGCTCGGGACGGTCCTTCCAGTCCGGGTAGAGAGTCTTCAGCATCTCCGACCCGGAACCGCCCTTCCGGCTGAGGTCGATGGCCTTCTGGACGTTCTCCGTGAGCTGCCTCCGCCGGTTCTCGGTGGTCTTCACCTTCGAGTACGCGGCGAGCCACTGGTCGAGCGCGGCGTTCGCCCGTTCCAGTTCCTCGGGCGTCTCCACGTTCGCCGGGATGTCGGGGAGCTGGTCGGCCTCCGGGATCTCGATCCCGTCCTTCGCCATCTGCTCCAGGAGCTGCCGGTGCCGGCGGTGGAACTCGTTCACCTGCTGGCGGAAGAGCATGTCCTCCTGCTTCTGCTCCATCCGCCTGCCGATCATCCGCTCCCGCAGCAGGTTCAGCCCCGCCCGGACAGCCTGCGCCCGGCCGGCCTGCGCCTGCGAGAGCATCTGCATCGCCATCTGGGGGTGCTGGATGGCGAGGATGGCGATCCCCAGCCGCTGGGTCGGCGTCAGCTCCGCCGACTCGATGATCTGCCGGAGCTGCTCCTCGTCCTCCGGGCTGAGCAGGGCCTCCTCCTCGTCGGGGGTGACCTCCCGGGCGGCCTCCAGCGGGTCCTGCTCCACCTCGGCGGCCGTGACGGGCTGCCCCTCGGGCGTCTCGGCGATCGGCTCGCCGGACTCGTCCACCGGGGTCTCGCCGGGCTCCTCCCCGGTCACCTGCTCCTGCGCCGCTTCCCCGGGGGTCTCGGTCTCCTCCTCGGACGTGGAACCCAGCGCCTCCGGGCCGAGGATCCGGGCGACGTACTGCCGCGTCTCCTCCGGCCACTCCTCCGGCGGCTTGCCGATCACCGACGGGCCGGCGTTGTAGGCCGCCAGCAGCTCGGCGTCCGACTTCGCCCCGTACTGCTCCCGCAGCTTCCGGGCGTAGGTCCCGGCGATCTCCGCCTCCTTCAGCGGGTCCCCGAGCACCGACTCGTCGGCTCCCACGTCCTGGAGGGCGGGCGGGGTGAGCTGGAACAGGCCCCGGGCACCCTTCGGGCTGACGGCATCGGGATTCCCCGAGGACTCGACGTGGACCAGCTTCCGGGCCAGCTCGGGGTCGAGCCCGGAGGTCTCCGCGAACCGGGCGATCGCCGCCTCCCGGGGGTCCTCCTCGGGAGCGGGCTCGGGCGCGTGGCTCGGAACCGGCTGCACCTGCGGCTGCCCCTCTCCGGCCGCCGAGAGGGCCCGGGCGAGGCCGGCGTAGAACTCGGCCTGCGGGTCGTTGGGAACTCCGGGAAAGAGGCTCATCGGTGGTCTCCCTCTACTGCTGCTTCGTCCCCGTCAGCCACGAGACGAACGGGTTGGCCGCTCCCTCCTTCTGCATGGAGCTGGCCAGCAGGGATCCGAACATGTTCCCGAGCCCACCGGCAGCCCCGCCGGCGTACTGCGGATTGATCCCCGGGATCGGGGCGTTGATGAGCGTCTGCGCCTCGGCGAGCTGCTTCTGGAGGATCGGGCCCAGCAGGGAGGCGTAGATCCCCTGCCCCAGCCCGATGTCCTGCCGCCGGAGACCCTCCTGCATCATGGCGAGCTGCCGGAGGGCGTCGTTCGTCTGGGCCTGCGCGTTCATCATCCCCGAGGTCAGCATCGCCCCGGGGATCCCCGCTCCGCCGGCCGGGGTGTTGAGATCCGCCGCGACCCCCGCCTGCGCGGCCGCCCCGGGCACCATGAACCGCAGCATGTTCATCGCCCGGTTCTGGGCCTCCACGATCCGCTCCCGGTGCTCCGGCCCGATCTGGCCCGGGTTCTGGAGCAGGTTCAGGGCCTGCTGGACGAGGGCACCACCGACGGGAGACTGTCCGCCCTCCAGGAATCCCGGGGCGAACATGCCGAACGCCTGCTGGTACGCCCGGTCCGAGATCCGCTGCTTGCCCTGCTTGTAGTGCTTCTTCGCCATCTTGAACGGCAGCATCGCAGCCTGGGACTGGTTGTGGCCCCCCATCAGGCTGCTGGCGATGCCGAGCGCCGGTCCGACCCAGCTCATCCTCAGCCCTCCACCGTCCCACCGGGACGGATCTTCAGCACCAGCGCCCCGATCGCGCCGGTGGCCTGTCCGGTGTGCGTCAGCCTGAACTTCATGGATTGCCCTCCTCCCGAGCCGGCGGCCTCGAAGGTGGAGAGGCGCTCGCCGGTGAGGGGGATGGCGCTCTGGACGAGATGCTGCGAGGTCCCAGAGGAGTCGTTCCGCCCCTGGAGTTCCAGCATCAGGGTGTGACTTCCCCAGTCGTTATGGTAGCACGCTCCCCGCACGACTTCCGCGTACTCCAGCGGGCCGGCGGGGTAGATCCAGCCGGTTTCGAGCACCGAGACGATGTCCCCGCCGAGGCCGGCGAACTGCGCGCCGTCGCCGGTTCCGTACATCTCGACGTAGACCTTCCCCTCCGAGGAGAGGGACCACAGCCGGAAGATCGCCGAGTGCTCGCCGGCCGCGAGGTCCACGAGCCGCTTCGAGTTGTCGGAGACCGGGTGCGGCCCGCTGGCCTTGGGCACGGGCTTCGAGGCGGGCGAGAGCTGGACCCAGTGCTCCGGGGCGACGTGGAACCACACCTCCCGCCGGTTGCCGTCCGGATCGTAGTACTGGAACCGGAGGATCTGGTCGGCCGTATCGTAGGCGAGAACCGTCTCGTCCAGCCGGTCCGTGTCCACGTCCTCCTCCCAGTCGAGGGCGAGGGAGACCTTCATCACGCCCGTGCCCCGCTCGGAGGGCAGGCCCCCGTCCGTCATCCAGATCCCGTTGTCGGCGACCCAGAAGACCAGCGGGTAGCCGTCGAAGGCGTGGGCGAGGCAGACCGCCGACGGGGTCCCGGCCAGCCCGATGGCCGGAGAGAGGACCGTGATGTCCGTCTGGGAGAGGTCGAAGTTCGGCCGGCTGGCGAAGGGCAGGCCCCGGACCCGGAACACCTGGTTCCGGGAGAAGAGCAGCATCACGTCCCCGAGGGAGATGATCGCCTTCAGCCGGTCCTGCCGCTCCGTCGGCAGCAGCCGCATCGTGTGGATCTCCGTCGGCCAGTACTCCGCGAAGCCGGGCAGGGACCAGTAGATCCGCCGGTTGTCCACGGCGGAGATCCCCACGAGGGCTCCCCGGTAGAAGCAGACGTCGATCAGCGAGGGCGGTACGCCGCAGGCGTTGTACCAGGCGTCCCCCGCGTTCACCACCGGCAGCGGGGGCTGACCGAGGGAGTCGTAGTCCACCGTCTGGAAGTCGTCGAGGTAGGTCGTCGCCGTGATCGGGCACTCCCCGATCATCCCGAGGTCCGGCCACGTCCCCGTCGAGGTGGTCCGGTAGATCCGCCGGAAGAGGTAGGTCGAGGAGTAGCCGTCGGACGCCTGGTTCTGCCGGTCCGGCAGGGTGATCTCGATCCCGTAGTAGCTCGGCGAGGAGGGGACCGTGATCGTCTTCACCTTCGTCGGGAGGGACTCCACCTCGATCGTCTGCCCGTTCGAGAGCTGCCGGCGGTAGACCTCGGAGACGGCGTAGCCGTAGGTGCCCGGCTCGATCGGGTTCGACGAGTCACCACCCGAGCCGGCCCAGATTTCGTAGACGTAGCAGGTCACCGGCAGGTGGGAGAGCCCGTCCACAGCCTTCGTGTGGGAGACCCGGACGACGATGTCCCCGGAGTCCACCGAGGAGCCGAGCTGGTGCTGGAGCGTCCGGCGGGTGGTCAGGATCGCGTCGTAGATCGTGGTAAAGCTCGTCCCGCCGTCCTCGGAAATCTCCACCTTGACGTGCGTGTAGACCGACCCGCCCAGCTCCGGGTTCAGGTCCAGCGCCTTGTCCGGCGGCTGGCGGGAGTTCATGTCCCCTTCGAGGTCGATGTTGATGTAGAAGTTGCTGGCATCGGTCCCCGAGGCGAACGTCCAGTCGGTCGTCTTCCAGGACCCGACCTCCGACTGTCCGTGGGCGGCCGTCTCGTCGTCGTCGTCGTAGGCCCGGTCGGGATCGTCGAAGCCGGTTCCGGACGATGCGTTCGGCCGGATCAGCGTCGGCGTCGAGGAGACGAGGGAGAGGGACGGGATCTCCTTCGGCCCGACCAGCCCGGCCCGCCGCCAGTTGCCGTCGTAGTCCCGCACCAGCGGCCGGTCGTTCTCCCCGACGATGCACCACCACTGGTTGTTCCCGTCGTGAGCCACCCGGAGGTAGTCGCCGTCCGGGGTGAAGTCGTTGCCGTCCGCGTCCTGCGCCGTGGAGAAGGTCAGGCCGGAGAGGCCGGCCGAGGACTCGTACAGCCGAGTGTTCGCATGGGCCACGAGCACGTCCGTCTCGTCCTCGTACTGGATGTGCTTGAGCCCCTTCACGCCCGTGGAGGTCCCCAGCGAGCCGGCCTCCTGCCGGCCCTTCATCTTCCAGACCCGCGTCTGGTCACCGAGCCGGTAGTACCAGTTGCGCAGCAGCTCGACCGTCCCCTCCTTCATCCGGAGGCGATCGCTGGCCGTGCAGAGGCCCTTCTCGAAGGTCAGCTCGGCGTAGTCCTTCTCCGGCATCGTCCTACCTCTTCGGCTGCCACTCGACGTGGATGTGGTCCTCTTCGAGGATGACATCGAACTCCGGTCCCAGCCGCTCCGCCAGCTCGTCGCGGAGCGCCTGCCGGTAGCCGACGGGGATCCCGTGGATCCGGAGGTCCACGGCGAAGCCGGCGTAGTGCAGGGACGTCCGGCTGTGCCGACCCTCCGTCACCGACGTGACGGTCAGCTCCTGGGCCCCGTACTTCTCCCAGAGGGCCTGGGCCGTGACGATGGCGAGCACCACCTGGGGCTGGATCCCCAGGAGCTGGACGTCCTCCTTGATCCGCAGGGGAATCATCGCTTCTTCCTCCGCTTCCTGGCCGCCGAGATCCGCCGGACGCGGGGCTTCGACTTCGTCGTGTTCCGGGAGAGACCGGCCTCCGACAGGGCGATGGCGATGGCCTGCTTGCGGTTCGTCACCTTCTGCCCCGAGGAGGAGCGGAGCTTCCCGACCTTGAACTCGTGCAGCACCCGGCGGACCTTGGCCCGCTTGCCCTTCTTCGTCTTCGCCCGGCTCCTCATGACTTCTTCCTCCCCTTCTTCACCTTCTTCGCCAGCGTCCGACGGCGGCGCTGGACGGCCTCGGCGATCTCGCGGGTCCGGGAGCCGTAGCGTCCGGCGGGGGAGCGGGTGTCCTCGCGGGTGGGCATCGCCTTCGCCGCGTAGGAAGCCGCCCGCCGCTTCTTCGGCGTGGAGAGGTCCACCGGCTTCCTCTGCGCCGTCCGGGGCCCGGACGAGACCGCCTTCCGGAACCGCCCCTCCGCCGCCCTGGCGGTCCGGAGCATCGACATGGCGATCTTCCGGGAGGTCGCGGTCGTCAGGAGACGGGGGTCCAGACCGGCGGCGGAGGCCGCCCCACGGGGAACCTGCCCCCGCTTGAGCTGGGCGAGCTGGCGGTCCCGCTGGGACGGCGAGATCGACACCCAGTACTGCTCGAACTTCCGGAGCTGTGGGCGGATCGTCCGGCCGACCCGTCCGATGGTCGGCCGCTTCTTCTTCATCGCCATCGTCACTTCCCCTTCTTCCGGGTCGTCCGCTTCCGGGTCGCCTTCTTCCGGCCCTTCTTCGGACGGAGCTTGTTGAGCGTCTTCGCCAGCGCGGCCTGCCGCTTCGTCCGCGTGGACGCCTTCACCCGCCCGGACAGCACCGCCGAGGCGTACTCGGAGACCGACATCCCGGCGGCCTTCGCCTTCTTCGTGAAGGCCCCGGGCCGCTTGATCGCCTTCTGGATCCACTTCTTGGCCATGGGTCACCTCACTTCTTCCTCCGCTTCTTCGGCTTCGGCCACTTCTCCACTCTGGGGTTCCGGTACGGCCCCCGCTTGCGGGGCTTGACACCCTTCTTGCGGGTCTCTTCGAGGATCTCGTAGGTCCGCTCGCCGTAACCGGTGTTCACGACGCCACCCCGGCCGTACTTCTTCATCGCACCCGGGTTGAGGGTGGCGATCCGCTTCGCGGCGACCTGTCCCCGGTAGGTGTCGGAGATCGACCGCTTCTTCGCCGGGCGCTTCCGGGCCTTCTTCTTCGGAGCCTTCACCCGCTGCACCATCGTCACGCCCTCCGTGTCCGCTTGATGGGCTTCTTCCGCTTGGCCACCTTCCGGCTTGCCTTCTTCTTCACCACCCGCTTCTTCGCCACGACCTTCGTCGTCGTCTTCTTCTTGGAAATCTTCCCCGGCTTGCGCTTCTTGGGGGCCTTGTAGACCGCCTTCGGGTTCGGGGTGATGTCGTCCTCCTGCCCCGCCCTGTAGATGTTCGCGCGGACCCTGGGACCGTACCCCTTCCACCAGTTCTTGAAGGAGAGGGGCATCTTCTCCGGGTTCTCGGCGATGTCGGCGTTGGAGGGGCCGAGGAGCCGTGGCGCCAGGGTGCTCGCCTTCGCCCCCATCCTGCTGGCGGCCCGCACGTCCTTGGGGTTCAGGTTGGCGATTCGTTGGAGGGACCGCTTCTGGCGCGGAGTCAGCTTCTTCTTCTTCTGGGCCATCGTTCCTCCTCACAGCCAGCCGGCGCAGTAGGCCAGCACCAGGAAGGCGAAGCCGACCACGAACAGCCACGTCACCAGCTCGCCCCACGCGATCCTGCGGCGCGCCTTCCCGACGGGCTCCGGCTTCTCCAGTTTCACGTCGTCATCCGAAACACCCCGGCCCCGGATCCACCACCGGGGGTCGAACATCCTGCGCATCGCTACCTCCTTTCCAGCCGGGCGGTGTTGCGTTCCACCGCCCGGACGAGCGTGTCCAGCTTGCGTTCGAGGTTGTCCAGCTTGTGGAGGATCTGCCGCTGGTCCTCGGTGTAGCGGGCGACCGGCAGGTACTTCTCGGCGACGGACGCCTGGGCCTGGAGTGTGCCGACCCGGATGCCAACCATGAAGGAGGCCGCCGTCAGGACGACCATCACCACCGCCGGCCAGTTCCCGTTCAGTCCGCTGCTGCGCTGGGCCATCGTCACTCTCTCCATCTACTCTTCGCCACCGATGAAGTCGTCACGCGGGATGTACGGCTTCACCCTCTTCGGCTCGCCGAGCTTCGGCCGGCCTCCCATCCGCAGGAGCATCCCCTCCTTGTTCAGCTTCCGGAGGAAGACGACCTCCCAGTAGGGGCCGGTCAGGGTCCAACTGTCCTCGACTCCCCACATCCGCCGCAGTTCTGTGACGGGGAAGCCGTGGGACAGCAGGATCCCCACGGCTCGGTAGCCCTCCCCGGCATCGCCGTGAAAGCGGACGGTCGGCTCGGGGAAGGAGTGACCTTCCCCGCCCTCGCAGGACTCGAACGTCTCGACTCCGAACCTGTTCAGCAGCTCGACCGCCGGCCGGATCCCGGGATCGAGCTTCTCCGGGTCGTAGTTCAGGGACATGGTTCGTACCTCTCGGGCAGCCGTCGCCAGTCGGTGTCCGGCTGCCAGTCGTAGCAGGGTTTCTCACACTGGACCGCGTGGCCTCCCACGCAGTTCCCGTCGGAGTCACGGTTCAGACAGGGATCCCAGTCCCGGGCGTCCAGGCAGGCGTGGGGCAGGATCACGACCTGCTCGTCCGACCAGGGCGAGCAGCCGGCGTCGTTGCAGGCACGCACGACGAAGCCTTCTCCGGTGTTGATCTCGTCGCATGGCGTACCGGAGACGAGGTAGGACGTGGAGCCGACGACGGTGGCGCAGATGTCGTAGCTCCCGTCGCAGATGGCCGCGATCTCGTAGTACGTCGCCCCCGGGGAGGGATCCCACGCCAGCTCCTCGTTCCCGAGCACCCCGTCCACGTCGTCGGAGCACCAGTGGTCCAGGCAGCCCGCCCGGGCCGGCAGGACCGCGAGGAGCACGAGGAGCAGGACGAGGCGACGCATCAGTCCTCCAGATCCACCGGCGGGGCCTTGGCCAGCGCCCGGGTCTTCTCCTTGGAGCCCAGCGAGGAGCCGAACCAGAAGGCCATGATCCGGGGCACCTCGCCCGTCAGGACGCCGAGGAGCGTGGTCGAGAGGCCGAGGACCCAGTCGGGCACCTCCCCGAGGGCCCCGGCCCGCAGGTGGGCGAAGAGGGCCCAGAGGATGGCGAAGTACCCGCCCACGAAGAGCGCCGAGAGGGTAACCTGCGGCCAGATGTTCACCTTGAACATCCGCCGGGCCGAGTCCCGGTCCTTCACCTCCAGCGCCGCGAGGTCGATGTCCAGCTTCCGCATCTCGGCCTGGAAGTTCCGGTCCAGCTCCCGCAGCTTGACCAGCACCTCCGGCCCCGACGTGAGGATCGCCTGCTCCACCTCCTCCGGCGAGGCGTCCGGCCTGCCGAGCACCTCCCGGGCGATGGTGGCCGTCGCCATCCCCGCCAGCGGCCCGCCGAGGGCCGTGGCGAGGGCGGGGGCGACCGAGGCGAGGATCTTCTTCAGCCTAGGACGCATCGGACTTCTCCTCCTCCGGCAGCTCCAGCGGCTCCGGCGACGGCAGGTCCTCCGGCTTCGCGTCGCCGAGCAGCCGGAACGAGAGGGCGTCGTTCCCGAGCTGCTGGACGATGGCGTCCTTCAGCAGGATCACCAGCGGCTCGCCGAACCGGGAGGCCGGCACTGTGATCTGCACGGGGGACACGGACTCGATCGGCATCCCCTCGTCGGGACGCACGGCGATGTTGAAGGTGATGACGGCGTTGATCGGGTCGATCAGCTTCTGCTGCATGGTTCGCTCCTTACCGCTGCACCGAGCTGGAGGGCTCGGCGATGAGCTGGACGTAGTCGATGTAGACGGTCTGGTCGGTCGGGGAGGCGTTCCCCGTCTCCGCCGTGAACGGCACGACGTAGTAGGCGGTCGTGGGATCGAAGTAGCTGGACGAGCAGGAACCGACGGAGGTGCCGTCCTTGTAGAAGGTCATCGTCGAGGACGAGTTGTCCCACTCGATGGTCCACCGGTGCCAGTTCTCGTCCACCGCCCACTGCGTCGAGAACTCGGCGTGCTTGCTCTCCGTGGTGGACTTGTAGCAGTAGATTTGCCCGTAGGCCGGATCCGAGAAGGAGCCCGTGTTCGAGAGGAACTCGATCACGGCCGACTTGTTCCCGGAGCAGTCCCCGCCGGAGATGGAAGTGCAGAACCCGATGTGGGCCTGGATGTCCGCCGGGGCGGAGACGCCGGAGCCGTCCAGCTTGAGGACGACGTGGAGGGTCAGCTTCGAGTAGTTCCCCGGGACGACCTGGAAGGGGCGGTCCTCCGAGGAGCCGGGACTGCGCAGCCCGCCGTCGTCGTTGTCCCCGAGGACGAACTTCACGATCCCCAGGTGCCCCTCGTCGCTGGTGGCCGCCACCGGGCCGAGGGAAGCCGAGGAGGAGGTGATCGACGAGGGGAGCCACCACCAGCGGAACCGGTCCGTCTCCACGAGCTGGGCGGTGGACATGTTCGCGTTGGCGATGGAGTCCACCTGGAAGAAGTCGTCGTGGAGGAGCGGCTTCTGCCGGAGCTGGGCGGCCGTGGAGGCCCCGCTGATGCACTGCATCTCCCCGCCGGCGTAGAAGCAGAGCTGCTCGTCGTCCGAGTCCACGCAGACGTCCCCCGTCTTCAGCTCCGGATCGGTCGTCGAGTCCCCGTCCACGTCCGTGCAGGAGGAGGCCGCCGGGACGGCTAGGTGCTGCCGGACTTGGAGCAGGCGGTAGGTCTTCCGGCTCTTCGCCGGCGAGTCGGCGAGGGTGGGGAGGAAGACGACGATCAGGGTGAGCAGGCTAACGAACATACGCATGGAAAACCCTCCTTCGGGTCACACCCCCGGTCGTGTACTCCACCGTGAGGACCGGCCAGTAGGACGTCGAGGAGCTGTCCACCGAGTGGCAGGAGAGGAAGTAGTACTGACCGTCGATGGACGGCGTGCCGGGATAGCGCCAGCAGATGTCCGTGTTACCCGTCGTGGAGACGGCCGACGTCGGAACGGCGATGTCCACCTTCGTCGGCGACGAGCTGGACGTCGAGACGCTGGAGGAGTTCACGGACCCCATGTACGTCATCGAGACGTAGTCGCCCCAGTCACTGGTGGACAGCGGCGTGGAGAACTTGTTCGGCCCGGCGTAGAAGTAGAAGGTTCCAGTCAACCCCGAACGGTAGGCGTAGATCGTCAGGGTCGCCGAGGTGACGGTCACCCCGGAGCCGAGGGACGAAGTGTCGAACCCAAGGTAGCCCCGCCACTCGTAGACCGTCCCCGACCAGCGGCTCTTCCCACCATCGACGTGGGTCGCCGTCGTGTCCACGGACACGCCGTTCAGGATGTACCCCTCCCGGTTCGTGGTCGGGTTGACGGTCAGGGTAGCCATCAGTCGCCCTCCGAGGAGCTGGCGTCCTTGATGGTGTAGTAGACGGTGATGGAAAACTCATCGACCGTCCCGGATACTGTCGAGATGTCCAACCAGAGGAACGCCTGCCGGGAGAGTATCCTGTTGACCATCCCCCCGTGGTTCTGGGCCGTCGAGGTGTTGGCAGTCTGGTCGGTGGACCACAGGGAGTACGGGGAGGAGGACGCCCGGTCCGTGCTCCACTTCAGGTTGAAGTTGACAGACGGGGTGGACGATCCCCGAACGCACGTCTTGACGGCCCGGATGTAGATGCGGTCCTCGGTCTCCAGGAGGGTGATCGAGTCCCCGGACTGCGGGTCGAGCACGGAAACCGTGAGCTGCTTGTAGGCGACGTAGACGGTGCCGCCCTGCTGGATGACCCGGTCTCCCGTCCAGCCCCTCGTGTTCACCTGCCCGATCCGCAGGCAGATCGAGCCCGTGTTGGCCGGGGCGGCGGTCGCCGACGAGGAGATGTCCTTGATCCGCGTGTCCGAGGCCGCCGAGGCGTCGATGGTGCCGGAGGAATCGACCGTCACCGTCCCGGTGACCGACGTGGACCCGGAGATCGAGGCGGACGAGATCGAGGGAGACGAGAGGGTCTTGTTCGTCAGCGTCTGGGTGTCGCTGGTGCCGACCACGTCGCCGGTGACCCCGTGGATCCCGGACGAGGCCGCGATGTGCGAGTCGATGGCCGCGTGGTCGTTCGTTCCGGCCCCCGAGAGGTTCTGGTGGACGATCTTCGTCTCGTCCAGGGTGAAGAGGGCGTTGTCCCCGTGGGTGGCGTCGTCGTTCGTGACGGCGATGGTCAGCCGGTCGTTGGCCGATCGGAGCTTGAAGGTGTCGCTCCCCGAGGCCGTCGCGGTGGTGGTGCCGTCCGTGATCGAGGCGTAGGCGTCCGACAGCCCGCCTCCGGCCGAGGAATCGACGTAGGCCTTGGTGGCCGCGTCCTGGGCGTTCACCGGGTCCGAGACGTTCTCGATCCGCCGGGAGGCCACGTCGATGGTCGATCCGATGGCGAAGTCGTAGTCCGTCGCCGAGGTCGGGGCGCTCGCCGAGAAGCGGAGGACGCCGGAGGTCGCCCAGACGTGGCCGGTGTTGAGCTGGAGGTGGCCGGTGTTCCAGTCCCCGCCGGCCAGGTAGACGTTCCCCTTCGTCGCCGAGGAGAAGGACTGGGAGTCCACCTTGATCGCGTGGCCGTCGCCGGGCTGGGTGGAGGAGGTGGACGAGACGCCCATGTCCTCGATGAGGAGCCCGGTCAGCGAGGAGATCGTGCCCGTGGAGGAGATGTCCGGCTGGAACGCCCGGAAGAGCACGGCCTCCGTGATGGTCGCCGAGTCGGCGACCCAGACCTTCGCCTCGACGGTGTGGGAAGCGTCGTAGGTGTTGGAGGAACCGCACTGGACGCCGGCCCGCAGGCCGATGGCGAGCCCGATCTGGGCCGAGGTGGCCGCTCCTTCCGTCTGGACGGCCGCCACCATTCCGCGCAGCTCCGTCTTGGTCTCCGTGACGTTCGCCGCCAGCGTCCCGAAGCCGGCGACGCCCGTGAGACCGCGCCCGTCGGCGGAGCCGCCCGTCAGGGATGCCTCCGCCTTGATGGCGTCGGGGTAGGTGACGTCCGACCGGTCGCAGTCGAACTGGACCTTGATCCCGTAGCGGAAGTTGTTGATGTCCGAGCCTTCCGACTGGGTCAGGCCGACGAAGACCTTCCCGTAGGGGCTCGTGGAGTCCTTCCAGCCTACCGTCACGCGATCGAGGGCCTGGTCCGCGATGTGGACGTGGCCGAGGGTCGCCCCGGCGGTCGAGCGCAGGACCAGGTCCTCCGAGTCCGCCGAACCGCCGTGCAGCGTCTGGCCCCCGGAACGGCCCGCCAGCAGGGCGTACTGCGGGTGGTCGTCGTCGGAGAGGCCACCGAGGGAACCGTGGTCCGTGACGACGGTGGCATCGACGTAGGCCTTCGTCGCGGCGTCCTGGGCGTCGGTGGGATCGACCAGGTTCACCCCCCGCCGGGAGTGGAAGTCCACGGTCGAGGCGAGGACCGAGAAATCCGCATCCGTCGAGGACGTCGGCTCCGTGCGGGAGAGGTGGATGTCCCCCGAGGTCGCCCACAGGTGGGCCGCCCCGAACTGGAAGTGGCCCGTGTTCCAGTCGCCCCCCGCCATCCGGATGTTCCCGGAGAGCCCGTCGAAGCCCGTGTCCTGCGCGTCCACGAGGATCGCGTCGCAGGAGTCCCGTGCGCTCGCCCCGAGATCCCCGATGTGCAGGCCCCGGATGTCGTTGATCCCGGCGGCGATGATGTCCGGCACCGCCGCCTCGAAGGCGTTGTAGGTCTGGATCTTCCCGGAGCCGTAGACCGCCGCGATGGCATGGAACCCGTAGGCGGTGGTGTAGTTCCCGGTGTTCGAGACCTCCACCCGCGAGGTCACGCCGATCGCCTCGGTGGCCGTCGGGCTGTTCGAGCCGGCGACGGAGACGTAGGCGTAGAGCCCCCGGGCGAGGGTGGCGGCGACGGAGTCCTGGAACTGGGCGTTCACGAACAGCGCCGAGCCGCTGACGCCCTTGAACAGCCGCTGGACGACGGAGAGGGCATAGGGGTAGGTCTCGCCGTTCTTGACGTACTGGGCGACGTGCAGGACCGCGTTCGGGTTGTTCGGCCCCTCCTGGTCCTCCGCGCTGATGAAGAAGCGCCCCGAGTAGACGTTGCTGGAGACGTAGGGGTCGTACTCGTAGTTCCCCACCACCAGCCGGCCGGCCGTGTTCGGCTCCAGCCAGAGGGTCCCCGGCGTGGCGTTCGAGGAGGACTGGAGGACCAGGTTCTCCGAGGCCCCCGTGCCCCCGTACAGCGTCTGCCCGCCCGAGCGGCCGGCGAGGAGCGCATACTGGGTGTGGTCGTCGTCCGAGAGGCCCGAGATGGAGCCGTGGTCGATCCCCGACTGGTCGAGCCCGAGGGTCAGCGTGTCCCCGCCGTCGAAGTTGCCGGGGTGATTGTTGACCGTCTTCGTCAGCGGCGCATCGACCAGCAGCTTGTCATCGAGGTACCCGGACTCCTGGTCGTCGTCGTCGATGAGGACCTGCCCCGCGCCGGCGGAGATCGCCTCCCGCGAGGAGGGGAAGATGAACCGCTCGTGGCCGATGCGGATGACGATCTTCCCGACCGGGTTCGCCGCGTCCGAGGTGTCCTTCCAGAAGACGACCTCGCGGTCCCCGACCGAGGGGATCGAGTTCCCGGCGACGATCTTGAACTGGAGCGGGACGCGGCGGAGCAGGTCGTCCAGCAGGTGCTCGTTCGCGTCCACCCGGCGGGGCATCGCCCTACTCCGCCACCTCCGGACCCAGCTCGAACAGCGGCAGGGCGATCCTCGGCGTGCCGGTCCCGTCGATCACGAGCAGGTCCACGGCCACGCGCCCCGAGTCCACCCAGCCCCTGAACGATCCACCCGAGCCGGTCAGGAGGTAGTCGAGGGAGGACGTCTCGTCCCCCACGGGGTCCGTGTAGATGGTGACGTCGGACCCGTCCCAGGAGGGTTGGGAGGTCGGATCCGAGGCCGTGTCCGCTCCGAGGCACAGCACCCAGTCCCCCTTCGAGGCGGTGATCGCCGAGGAGAGGTTGAGCTGGGTCGTGCCGGTCGCCGAAGCCGGGTCGGTCGCCTCGTTCGTCCCGAAGGAGGCGATCTTCCGGATCCGGTTCATGTTCGGGATGAACAGCGTCGAGTTGCCGTAGTCCGTCTTCTCGCAGAGGATGACGTAGTCGTTCGCGGCGAACTCCGCGTAGCTGCCGACTGGGAGGGCGGTCTCCGAGGTCACGGACGAGGCTACCGCCGAAGGGATAGACCCGCCAGCCGGAGCGGGCGTAGAAGGTCTGCCAGGGGCCCGGCGTGGCGACGGTGCCCCGCAGAAGGGGAAGCGAGATCAGACCGGAGTAGAGGGCCATGGTCAGATCCTCACCGTGTAGGTCGTCGCCCCGGCCACGTTCACGTTGGCGCTGCGGGAGACCTCCATCGGGATGGCCCCGCCGTCGAGGACCCGGTGCAGCCGGGCGTCGGCGGCCTTCGCGCCGGACACGGCCGTCTGGAAGTCGGTCCAGAAGGCGGCAACGACGGCCGGGTTGTCCCGATACCGCTGCTTCACCAGGAAGAACTCGCCGCCGGCGATCAGGGCCTCCCGGGACTCGGGGGTGAGGAAGAGGGTGTCCTGCGAGGTGAACGTGGCGATCCGGCGGAAGTAGGGCAGCTCGATCCGCTTGACGGTGTCCCCGTCGATCGGCGGCCAGACGTAGACGGTGCCGTCCTCCGGGGACCGGACGGAGAGCATCTTCGGCGTCCCGGACTGGGAGTCCGTGTTCCGGGTGGTGTAGGCGCGGAAGACGTGCCACGGGGTCCACGAGGGCTCCGCCAGCACGTTGCCGTCCTCGTCGTAGATGAGCCCGCCACGGGCCGGCCAGGCCCAGTCGTCGGGCAGCGTGAGGGTCTGCGCGTCGTCCCCGAACTCGTCGTCGGAGGACGGGGAGGCCGCGTAGGTCCAGGTGTGCTGGCTCCGGGCGGCGAACCAGATGCCCCGGGCGTTCATCCGCGCGGCGGCCCGGACGAGGGCCGAGAGGGCCCGGCTCCGGACCTTGGGATCGTCGGGCTGGCCGAGAAGGGCGGCGACCTCCGAGACGAGGGCGTCTACCGGCTCAAGGTCCGGAGTCTGGCTCTCCGGTGGCGTCGGCGTCAGGCGATCCGGCATGGGGCAGCGCCTCCGCCATCTCTACGGACTCGATCCGTGGACGGCTGCGAACATCCTCGATTACATCTTCCCACAAGGGTGCCGCCCTTGCCACCGTTCCCACGTCCAGCACGAACTCGCGGGCCCGCTTCGCCGCGCGCCGCAGGGGTCCCGGGTCCCGGACCGCCTCCCGCAGGAAGTCGTACCAGGCATCCGGATCGTTGGGGAGGGTGAAGAAGGCGTCGGAGGGGAGATCGCGGTACGGACCCACCCGTGACCCGAGGAACGGAACCCCCTGGATCCCCGCCTCCAACGCCTTGATGGCCGACTTGGCCTCGTTGAACGGGTGCTCCGCCAGCGGGGCGATGGCGAGGTCGAACCCGCCCCAGGCGACGGCCGCCGGGTAGTCCCGGAACGGGACCCAGCGACAGAGGATCACCCGGGCCGGGTGCCGCCGGCGGAGGTCGTGCAGCCACTTCGGGATCGTCCCGAAGCAGATCAGCCGCACCGGGGCGGGCGGGTCGAGGAGGAACCGCTCCAGCCCGGTGCGGACAACGTCGAGGTCCCCGTAGTGCCCGGAGGCCCCGCCGTAGAAGATCCGGAAGGCCGGGTCGGCCTCCCGCTCGGGGTTGACGGGGTGCCCCTCCCAGTCGGCCGGGTCGAGCACGTTCGGCACGACCCGGATGGCATGGGACTTCGGACGGAACCGGTCGGCGAGCGTGGAGGTGGTGACGGTCGTCATCTCCGCCCACATCATGTGCCAGGTGGCGGCGTTCCACGCGGCCTGACCGGGGTTGTAGTCCCCCCGGGCGAGGTTCCACGGGGGGACGTTCGTGAAGTCGTCGTCGTAGTCCACCACCATCCGCCCGTCCGGCATCAGGTGGCGGAGACCGACGAGGAGGCCCAGCCTCCGGGGGTCCACCTCCCGGTCCACGAGCAGCACGTCGTGGCGGGCGGCGACCTCCCGGATCCAGTCCTCAAGCTGCGGGCGCTTGAACCACGGGTGCTCCTCCTGCCACGTCACCTCGTGCCCCGCCCGGGCGAGGGCGCGAGCGGGGATCCACTGGCGGTAGTACCCCACCGCCGACTGCTGCCTGTGCAGGACGAGCACCCTCATGGATCAGCCCTTCTTGCCGGAACCGGCCTTCTCCTGCTCCTCCCGGAGGGCCTTCTCGTACTCGCCGGCCTTCCACCGGAGCCGGTACTCCATCTCCTTCACCTTCTCCGACCAGTTGGCGGTCTTCTCCTCGATCTTCTCCCGGAGCTTCTCCAGCTTGACGGCGGTGCGCTGGACCTCCTTGAGGAGCTGCTTCAGCGCGGCCTTCGAGGTGACCTTCTTGCTCATGTCTCGTCCTCCTCTCCCGCAGCCGGGGAGGCTGCGGTCAGTTCCCTGATGATCTCGATCGGCTCCTCCGCCAGGACCGTGGCGGCCCGGGCGAAGTGGTTGAACCGGAGCAGGGACTCCGGCGTGAAGAACGGATGCCCCTCCGGCGTGGCGAGCTGGCGGTAGAGCGGGTCGAAGGAGGCCCCGAGGCTGGCGACGAAGCCGGACTTCCGGACCCGCAGGCCCCGGTGGATCCGGACCCTGGCCCGGTTGATCCCCTCCAGCGTGTCGAGGTCGAAGAGGTCCCACGGGGCCATGAAGGTGGGAACGAAGCCCCGGTCGATGGCCGCGAGGACCCGCTCCTCCGTCTGGTCCGCCGTCCACGAGAGGCACTCGCCGGGATGCCCGTCCCAGCCGAGGATCCCCACGTCGAGCCAGTGCGGACGGTCATGGACGGAGCCGACGACGTCCGGCGCGAGGTAGGCCGTCACGCGGAGATCCTCCACCTGCGCGTGCAGCGGGGCGAAGAACTCCACCACGCGGGCCAGCGAGGACCCGCCGATCGTGTAGATGGCGATCGGCTTCAGGACCACGTCCTTGGGTTGATCCATGGCCAGTACCATCCCATCCGCCGGACGTGCGCGGCCTCCGGCGAGTCCTTGGCTTCGAGGTCGTCCGTGCGGTGGACGACCCGGATGTTGGGGAAACGGACCAGCAGCCCGCCCACGCGCCGGCACCAGATGGCGATCGCCTCCGGGTCGCCCCGCCCGATGGCCTCGTCCAGCGGGGGCTCGAAGCCGTCGAGCAGGCGGACCGGGTGGAGGCGGCAGACGCCCCCGAGCAGTTCCATGAGCTGGGCCTGGTAGGGCTGCCCCTTCTCCAGCACGGCCCGGATCTTCGGCTGGTTCCGCAGGCCGATCACCTTCGGGGCGACCACCAGCCGGTCCACCGGGTCGCCGGCACGGGCCCGGAGGTCGAGGGTCTGCTGGATCAGCTTCTTCAGCCACCGCTTGGTCTTGAACCGCACGTCGTCGTCGAGCCGGAGGAGCCAGCGGTAGCCTCCCTGCCGCGCCAGCGCCAGGGCCTCGGCGAAGGCGTGGTGCTGGCCCCGGTTCTCCGGCCACGCGACGAGGTGCTGGATCCCGGCCTCCGCCTCCAGCGCCGCCTTGGCCACGGCGTGCTGGCGGGCGGAGACCCCCGAGAGGACCACCAAGTAGCCCGCCGTGCCCCGGGCCAGCCGGATCGTGTCGGCGAGGAAGGGCCGGTCCCCGTGGGTGACCGTGAAGGCGAGCACCCGGCCGGTCGCTTCGGGCAGGCTCATCGGCCGGTCCCCTTCTCGTTGCGGGAGAGGAGGTCCTCCACGACGGTCTCCGGCATGGAGAGGACCTCCGGCTTCCGCGTGAGCTGGATGTTCTCCCCGTGCCAGTGGTAGATGTTCGTCGCCGCGTCCACGGCGGCCCCCGGGGCCCCGATCAGCGCCAGCCGCCGGGCCATGTCCCAGTCGCCGAAGCGCCGGAGCTCCGGGCTGAAGAAGGCCCCCGTCTCCTTCGCCAGCCAGTAGAGCGTGCCCTTCCCGATCAGCAGGTCGCCGGAGTCGATGAAGTTGTGGGAGGGTCCGTTCAGCAGCCGGGCGATGGCCTCCGAGTTCCACGGGACGAAGGGGCTCTCCCCGAGGGCCGGGGGCTCCCCCTCGAAGCCGGGGTCCGCGACGTAGCGCCGGCGGCTGTAGGCGAAGGCCGGGCGGGCGTCCTGCTCCCGGACGGCCCGGACGAGGTTCAGCAGGTGGTCCGGGGCGAACTCGTTGTCCGCGTCCATGAAGGCGATCCACGGGGTGGCGACGTGGGGAATCGCCCGGTTGCAGGGGACCGCGTAGTAGCCCGTCGGCTCCGGCTGGACGACGACGTGACCCCGCACCTTCCCCAGCGTCGGCTCGATCGCCTCGTTCAGCTCCCGCTCGTCGGGCTGACCGTCGAACAGGATGAAGACGAGGAAGTCCCGGAACTCCTGCTCGGCGAGGGAAGCGAGGGCGCGAGGGAGGAAGCGGGTGTAGGCCGGATGGGCCCGCAGGATGACGGTGACGGTCTCGCTGACCAGCATCGCTCGCTCCGGTGCGGGACGGGGTCAGGCGTCCCGGTGGGACCCGATCAGCCAGAGAAGCTCCGGATCCCGCCGGCGAAGATATCCCTTGTTCCGGAGCTGCGCAAGGATTCCCCGCCACCCCCGCGTGATCGTGCCGCTGACGAACCGCCGCTGGCCGTCGTCGTACTTCCCCGTGTTGATGTTCTCGTAGGGGATGAGCCCCAGCGGGATGGCGATGCCGGGGAAGACCCGCTTCGAGCCGGAGGCGATCCACAGCGCGCCGGCCTCGTCGAAGCCGAGACGCTTGCGGGCCTGGAGCAGGTCCTTCGAGGTGGAGACGCCGACGGAGATCCACGGCGGAGCGAGGAAGCGGTAGATCGTCTGGCACAGTTCCTCGGTGGTCATCACCCGGGGCGGGGCCCGGTTGATCGAGAGGTACTGCCGCTGCAACTCGCCGACGCGCTTCTTCTCGGCCAGCTCGCCGCCGGCCTCCCCGACCCACAGCGGCATCAGCCCCTCCCCGTGCCCTTCTCCCAAGGCGAGGGATTCGCGGCCCGGGCACCCGGGTTCGCCGGGGTGGACTTCCGGGCGTACTGCTCCTTCTTCACGGGACGGCCCTTCAGGACGCCGATGTCGGCCTTCTGGATCCGCGTGGTGGCCATCGTCACCTCCAGAGGAAGGTGGGCAGGGGGAGAACCCCTGCCCACCCTCGGTTGCCGTTCGCGGGGATCACCCCCGCCCGGTGCCCTTCTCCTGGTCGGCCGGGACGCTGGCCGAGTAGGACACCCGGTCGGTCCCGTTGTTCAGAGGACCGGGCCGGAAGGGCTTCTGGTTGGAGCCGGCGACCCCGGTGGGGTTCTTCGGCCGGGGGGCGGCCGGCCGGCGGGCCTTCGCGTTTCCGACGCTCTTCATGGCTGGTCCTCCTAGTGCATGGACAGGGCGTGGGTGAACCACCACAGCCGCTTGTCGGCGGCCGGGGCGGCGACGACGCCGTAGTAGACCTTCACGGCGAGCGTCCCCTTCATGTTCGCCGGGTCGTTGGTCCCGGCGGACCCCGGCGGGTGGTGGATCACGCTGACGCCACCGCCCTCCTGGGTGATGACGTAGAAGGCGTCCGGCGCGACGACGTAGGCGTGGCAGCCGGTGACGCCGGTGGAGGCGGTCGCCGACAGGAGGCCATCGGCGGCACCGCGATGGCGACGATCGGCAGGTTGTTGGTCTGCACGAACCGGATGCCGTACAGCCGCCCGACCTCGCCCCGGTAGATGGGACCCGGGTCGGTGTACTTCGCCACGTCGAGGAAGCCCGTGGCGGCGGTGTCGGTCATCAGGTCGTACATCGCCAGCGGGTGAACGACGCAGACGAAGGTCTCGTCCTCCCATCGGGGCACGTTGTACGAGTCCATCAGCGGACCGATCTTGGCGACGGACGCGCCGTCGATGTAGTCGGTGGACGTGACGTGCCCGTTGGCGTTGGTGGACCCGGTCTCGTTCGAGGAGCCCACGGAGGAAATCTGCGTCCGGGTGTGGGTGTCCAGCTTCCAGACGAGGTCCTTGACGAGGTTCTCGGTGGCACCGTCCGTCAGGGAGGCGTGGGACACGAGCACGGACTTCTCGGTGTAGGCGATCGCACCGACGAAGATGGAGACGTCGCCGGAGATCGACTCCGCCGAGATCAGGCCGGTCGTGATGGACGCGCTCTCGTGGACGGTCGTCACGGTGGCGTAGGTCGTCGCCGAGGGGTTGGGGTAGCTCGACCGGATGAAGTACGGCGACTTCCAGCGCGGGATCTTCACCGTCTCGTAGCCGCGCGGGACGGTGACCTCGGTGCCGAGCTGGCGGAAGTAGAGGGACGACCAGAGGCGGTCCCTCATGAAGTCCGCGTAGAACTTCGGGATCAGCGGACCACCGGGGCCTCCGAGGCCGCCGGCAGAGGTGCTGGTGGTGATGGCCATGGTTCAGAGCCTCCAGGCTCCCGGGGCTACTCCTGTACCCAGTCGAGGTCGAACAGATCCCTCATGCCACGGCCGCCGGTGGCGATGCGGGTGAGCTGATCCGCCACCTCCTCGGCCTGCTTCCACAGTTCGAGCTGCTCGCGGCCGCGCGCCTTGCGGGCCTCGGCACGGAGGCGGTCGTACTCCTCCTGGAGCTTGCGCACCTCGTCCTCGGCCTGCGGCTCCTCGATGGAACCGCCGGGCTGTTCGACCAGGGGTACGGTCCCCGGGGCGGGTTGTACGTTGGGGGAAGGATTCGCCTGGGGCTGCGGAGCCTGCGGGGTGGACGCGGCGGCCTGGAGCGTCGCCTGCTCGGTGCCCTTCTGGACGAGACCGAGCGTCTCGGCGGCGTTCAGGATGAACCGCGTCTGGTCCGGCTCCGGGAGTCGCTGCGCTTCGGGAAAACGGGCGAGCACCTGCTGAACATGCTCGTCCGTCAGGGGCCAGGTGGCCCGGATCGCCTTGGCCGTGACCTGCTGGTCGATGATCTGCGGCAGGACACTGAACGCTTCCATGAGCTGACCGGCCGTCACGGGCTGGTCAGGGTCGATCTCCTGCGGGGTCGGGGCCTGCTGCTGCTGGGCATAGGCCCCCTGGGCGAACTGGCCCTGCTGGGGCTGCGCCTGCGCCTGGAGCGCCTGGAGCCGGAGCTGGAACTCCTTCTGCTGGAGTTCCATCTGCTTCCGCAGCTCGCCGATGGTGCGGGCCATCTCGCCGATCTGCTGCTTCAACTCCAGCTCCTGCGCCTTCTCCTGCGGGTTCGCCGGCGGCGGAGACTGCTCGCGGGTGACCGGCTCCTCGGGCTGGACGACGGTGCCGTCCGGCGTGGCGGTGACCTCCTTCGATGGCCCGAGGGCGATCTTGCGGCGCGGCTCCGGCGCGGGACCGCTGTGAGGCTGGATGGTGTCCATCATGGGAAATCCTCCTGCGCTCGGTTGTGGGAACGGGTTTCAGCCCGTTCCCGATTCCAAGTTATCACTTCCCCTCGGCGAAGTTCAATCCTTTCCGCTCGGCGGCCCACGAGATGGCCCGCAGGCCGGAGCGGGCGTGGATCTCGACCTCGGCGGGGATCGCCAGCAGCGATTCGAGAACGGAGATGACCGCGCGGATCTCGTTGGACCGGTCACGTTCGCCGGGCTTCGGGGCATGCCGCAGCTCGCGGGAGAGGATGTCGATCTTCCGCCGGAGCATGGCCCGGTAGAACTTCCACGCCTCCTCCCGGTTCATCCTCTCGAAGGAGATGGAGAGCCGCTGGAGGTGGCCCGGGTCCTTGAAGACCTCCTCGGCCCAGGTGACCGGGTCGGGCGGCAGGCCCTGCATGGCCCGCTCGATCAGTTGCTCGATGTCACGGTTCTTCCGTCGGAAAGGCCACATGCGCTACAGCTCCATCGTCCGGGGCTGGACGGGTTCGGCTCCCGCCTGGGGCGGGGTTCCGCCGGCGCGGGAGAGGGCGGCGGCGATGGCCGGGAGGCCGGCGGACCCGGCGGGCTGGGAAGCCGGCATCGGGCCGGCCTCGACGGGGGCCTCCTGCCCCGGGGCCTTGAGGTATCGCTTCGGGTCGGTCTCTCCCTGCCAGCGGGCGAAGTCTTCGAGGATCGTCCGGGGCTCGATGAGCGGAGCGAAGGCCGGCGAGGAGGCGAGTTCCAGCCAGGTGCGGATGTTGGTCAGGCGCTCCTCTCGGGTCATCTCGTACAGGCCGCCGCCGATCTTGAGGTCGATGGCGGTCCGGAGCATGGAGATGTCCACCGGCCGGCCGACGATGCGCTCGATCTGCTCCGGGGTCATCTTCTGCCGGATGAGGGCGAACGATCGCCGCAGAAGGGGGCGCATGAAGGCGACCTGGTGGTAGAGGATGTCCACCTGGTGCCGGGCACCGCCCTGCATGATCCGCTGCTGGATCTCGGTGGCGGTGACGTCCCGGGACTTGGTGGTGGCCTCCGCGCCCATCTGGACCGCGTCCGTGGCGGCGGTCGATTCGGCCATCCGCTGGCGGTAGGACTCCTCCGTCCACGCCTCCTGGAAGACGGGCCGCCGGGGCAGGATGGCGAAGGTCCGGTCGAGGGGTTCGCCGGGTTCCGACTCGACGACGATGGAACCGCCGGGGCGGAAGAGGAGCTGGTCCGAGTGGATGACCCCGGCCCGGACGATGTACTGCTGCCAGATGGAGAGCAGGATCTCGTCCATCCGGGCCCGGGCGATGCGGGTCTGGTACTCGTGCAGCGGGCCGGTCCAGTTGAGGATCGAGTCGCCGTAGGGCCGGTTCGGGACGGGGACCGCCTTGGTGGCGAAGTAGGGGGACCTGCCATCGGGCGTGGGAGCCCGGCCGGCGGCGATGACCACCTGCCCGTTGACGATCTTGGTCAGGGTGCCGCGCCGGTGGTCCCAGCAGAGCCAGAGGTCCACCACCTTCTCCGAGTCCGACCACGACGAGGGCTTGTCGAGGCCGTCGTCGGGGGGCCAGCCCTCGGTGTCCCGGGGCTCCTCCAGCGAGGTGCGGTCCATGGCGGTGCGCTCGGCGGCGAGGAGGTTCGTGTAGAGCGGCCGCCCCGTGGCCTGCTGCCAGCGGCGGTTCTCCTCGGCGAGCGCCTCGATGGTCGTGCGCACCTTCTCGATGGTCCAGGTGCGGGGCCCGGTGAGGTTGAAGGCGATGGAGTCCACCGGGAGCCAGTGGATGTCGAGGCCGTCGTAGAGGGTCTCGATCACCTCGACTTCCCGCCACGAGAGCTGCTGCGTGTCCGGGTCGAGGACGAGGGTGGGCACCTTCATCGACTCGGACCGGGAGCGCCACCAGACGCGCCACCAGACGTGGCCGACGATCTGCTCGTAGCGGAGGCCCTCGATGGCCCGGACGATCAGGCCGTCCCCGTCCTCCGAGTCCATCCCCACCTCGCCCAGCTTGGCTTCGAGCAGCTTGCGGACCACCTCCTCGAACTCGGCGTCGGTCTTCTCGACTCCCTTGACGGCCATCCAGTCCCGGCGGCCGAACATGCCGAGGACGAGGCGGGCGACGCGGGCCTCGATGACCTTGAACGCCTCGGGGATCACGGTCCGGTCCCGCGGGAGCGATGCCGGAGGCGAAGGGCTCCCGCGAACGGTAGAGCTGCCAGTAGCGGGTGAGGCTGGCCCGGATGCCCGTGTTGAACAGCTTCTCCCAGTTGTGGTAGCGGTTCTGCCACAGGCTGGTCGTCGGGGTTCCGCCGGGGACGTAGGACGGCCGGGCGGTGCCGATGACGCCGATGGCCGGCGGGGGCTTGACGGCGGGGTTCGGGATCCTCCGACGCGGGTCCGGGGCGGGCCGGTCGGAGCCTCCGATGACGTCTGGACGGGGCATGGCTGGTCCTCCCGGTTTCAGGATACTCCGTCAGCGGCCGGACCGCCTGCCCGTTCCGGCGTCCGGGTCGGCGATGGTGGGTACCGGGCCGGGCGAGTCCGGGCGGAAGAGGATGCGGGGACTGGCGAAGGAAGATCCCCACGAGGCGTCGAGGATGGCCTTCATCCGGTCGCGGGCCGGGTCGGGGGGCTCGAAGGAGATGCGGGGTCCGGCGGGCTGGGGTGAGAAGGAGGGCCGGTAGGTGTCGAGGGAGGGCGGGGTGATGCCCTCGGCGACCTCGATGCCCCGGTTGGGCTTCATCACCCGGACGTTGGGCTGGAAGAAGAGGGCGAGCGTGTCGGCGACGTCGTCGTGGGTCACCTGCCCGAGGTTCGTCAGCTCGTAGATCAGCCGCTCGGCGATGTCCTTCGAGAGCCCCGAGCCGAAGATGATCTCGCCCCGTTCGGCGGGGGCCTGGAGGGACTGGACGATGAAGTCCTCCTTGGCGAGGCCCCGGGTGCGGGGGACCGGAAGGAGGGCCGGCGTGCGGAACTTCTCCCGGAACGCGCGGCCGAGGTCGGCGAGGAAGGCGTCCTCGCCCACCTTCTCCTTGACGACGAGGTTCGGCCACCAGTCGAGGGCGACACAGGCGGTGATGATCCGCCGGATGAACTCGTCCTTGGTCCAGCGGTTGCTGCGCAGGCCGTGGCGAAGGAGCAACCGGCCGTCGTCGGCGAAGGAACCGAAGAGGGCGACCATGTAGTCGCCGGTGCCGGCCTTCTGGAAGTCCTTGGCCGCCGAGTCGATGGCCAACACCCGCTTCCGCGTGCTGGGCCAGTCGGCCCACTGGGCGGTGACGAACCAGTCCTTCTCGAACGCCTGGGAGCCCGGCGACTTGCAAACGTTCATGTACTGGTGCCACCAGAGGGCCTCGCCCAGGTTTTCATCTCGCCGGTAGCGGGCGAGTTCGGCCATCAGCATGTCCCGGGTGATGATCGGGTAGAGGATGGGCTCGCCGTTCTGGACGTCGGGATGGCCGTGGGGCCACTGCTGCATGACGTGGTCGGGGCAGTACTCGCAGGGACGATCCGGGTCCTCGAAAGCATGTCGGACGACGACCTTGAGGTTCCGTCGGAGAAAGTCGGAGAGCAGCTCGTCGATCTCCTCGTCGTCGTCTTCCGTGCGTTCTCCGATGATTTTCCCGTAGGGATCGTGGTATGCCCAGCGGGTGCCGAGGTAGATGGTGTTCCGGTATTTGGATTTCATGTCAACGAGCGGCGAGAGGTCAAGTATATTTCGCAGCGCCTTCTTCGACTGCTCCGGGGTGGTGACGTTCCGCCGCTCGATGACGTCGTCGAGGATCAGGATGTCGCAGCGCCAGCCCGCGCCGGTGACGCCGGCATAGGTGGCCCGGAAGGTCGGATCGGGCAGGACGAGGCGTCGGCGGGGATGTGTGAACTGGAGCGACTGGAGGATGTGCTTGTACTGCCGATGTGTGATTACGAACTCCGGGAAGGTCTGTCGGAAGGTCTCGAAGCCGGGGGTGTCGGGGAGGAAGGACTGGAGGATGGTCCGGGCGAAGGGCTTGACGGTGTCCTCCCGGGCTCCGACGAGGAGGATGCGTACGTCCGGGTCCTGGACGATGCGCCAGATGCAGTGGGCGACGGTGAAGATGTAGGACTTCCGCGACTGGCGGGGGAGGAAGATGGCCAGCTCCTCGCCGGTGCGGAGGGAGGTGAGCATGTCGCAGAGGGGCCGGTGGAAGTCGGGGTGGTAGTGCTCCTTCCAGGTCTCGGGGAAGAGCACCTGGGTGAGGAAGAACCAGAAGTTGTCCGAGCCCTCCCGGAGGGTCTCGACCAGGGCCCGGTCGAGGATGGTGAGTTCCTTGTGCAGGAACATCGACTCCTCCGGCCGGACCTTGATGTGCAGCTCCTCCGGGACGACATCGTCCAGGATGAAGTCGGCGATCGGGTTCGAGGTCTTCGGCTTGCGGCCCATGGGAACCTCCAGAAAAAGTTGAGCAGAGAGAGGAAGAAAAGACAACCATCAAAGGAAGAACAAGTGAACCCCCCGCCGGTTGGGGGCAGCGGGGGGTTCGGGGGTCGGAAGGGAGTGAGCGTCAGGTGCAGGTTTCGGAGCCTTCGGTCGGTTGGGGGGAATCCTGACGCTTCACCGTCCGGAGTTCCTTCGTCACCTCCAGCAGGCGGGCCCGGACACGGGCCACCTTCTGGACGATCCCGTCCTCGGAGGAAAGGTCCCGCTCGGTGAGCCGGAGCGGGGCGAGCTGGAGGGACTCGACGTGCTTGATGTACGCCAGGGCACGCTGGATGATCTTGTCCTGCTTCTCGAACGGAAGGTCCCGCCGGTACTGGCAAAGGTACTGCCAGAACGCGACGTAGGAGCCCGCGTAGATGAGCCGGGCCAGGCGAGCGGCGTCGTCCTCGTCCAGCGAGTCCTCCGGCACGTCCGCCAGGACGAGCTGAGCGTAGTGCCGGCCACTGGCGGGAACAGCGGCCATCAGGTTGTCCGGGTCCGGCGGCGGGGGAGGAGAAGGATCCACCGGTTCCGGGTCGAGGAAGTCCAGATCCAGCTTCATGGGAACAGGGTAGCGTTCGGGGAAAAAATTGTCGATGGGGGCTTGACAGTGATATCGCCGGGGGGTTGGGGGGGCCCGGCCGCCCCGGGGGCCCATCCTTCTGTTTCTGCCGCGCGGCCGTCGGGACCCGGCCCCGTCCCCCGTCCGCTGGCGTCCGCCCGGGTCGGCGCGGGGCCGCCGTGACTTGTTATGTCCCATCCGGATCCTGGCTGCGGGTGGCGCATCATCTTTTATAGGTCGGCGCGGCGGATTCTGCTTGCCCCGCGCCCGGGTCGCCGTACCTTTCCAGCGTCCGCCCCCGACGGGCCCGCGCCGGGCGCGCCGCATGGGGCGGACGGGAGGAAGCCATGGACGCGAAGGCTGCGCTGGTCATGACGTGGGACCCGGACCACGGCGACACGTGGGACATTCTGTTCCTGCCGCTGAACCGCTGGCGCAAGCGTCGGCCGCTGGCGGTCGGCGAAGTGGTCCGCCGGTCCGCCACCGGGCACGGCGGCATTGGCAACCGGTGGGAAGAGGAGATTGTCGGGATCGCCATCGGGGTCGCGGAAGCGCGCAAGCGCATCGGCGGCCGGAACCCTCTTACGCACGGATCGGCCCGGAATGCGGCCGCAGCCTATGGTTTGCTGTAGGCGGCCGGAAGGGAGGAACCATGCATCCGAACAGCTACCCCGAGGAAATGGAAGTCTTCCTTACCGCCCTCGCCGCGCTGGGCGACGATACCGCCCGCACCTATCTCGGCGAGATTCTGGCGCACCGCCGGATCGCCCGGATGCTGGGCGACCGGCACTATGACGTGGACGATACCTTCGAGCGGCACCTCGACTTCCTGTTCCGCACCATGCGGACCCTCGCCAACGGTGCGGACAACGAAAGCCTCCGCCCCTACGACTGCGACCGGTCCCGATACTGGGCGGCCGAGGCATGGGTCGCCGACGCGACCGAAGCGTGGGACGCGGGGACGATAGAGGAATGGCTCCGAGACGACGGTGCCCGGTGGGCGGCCGACATACTTACCGGCATCCTCGAAGGTTCCTGAACCGT